ATATCATTGGTTATCAGGGTAGATCATTTGATCCAAAAGACCAGTGTAAATACATAACAATTAAACTTGAAGGAGTAGACAATTTAATATACGGTCAAGAACGTATAGATAATCAAAGTATCAAATATTGTGTAGAAGGACCTTTAGATAGTTTATTTTTGCCAAATTGTATAGCTACGGCGGGATTAAATTTTAAAGGGGTAAAATGTGATATTATTGTATTGGATAATGAAAGGAGAAATGTCCAAATAGCAGATGCACTAAAAAAAGTAATTACGAATGGTTATAGTGTTTGTATATGGCCTGATAGTGTGAATGAAAAAGATATTAATGAAATGATTATCAACGGTAAAACCACAAGCGACATTGTAGAGATTATAGATAATAATACATATTCAGGTCTACAAGCAAATTTTCAACTTTCCCAATGGAAACGATGTTAGGAGATTAACATGCTTTTAACTGAAGAACAAACAAAACAGTATTTAAATGATATGATTGAACATTATGAAGAAAAGGAAAGTAGCACAATAGGGGTTTTATCATGGCAAAGAAGTGAAGCCGAGTATCGTAGAAAAACTTTTGAAGACATGCGAATAGTTTTATTTGGAGATGATAATAATGGATATAAAAGAGCGAAAAGTACATAAATATGGATTTGTAAGACTGATTGATGTAATGGGTGATGATAGTTCAATTGCCGATGCAGCTCGTGTATCATATGGAAAAGGTACACGGACTGCATCCGACAATAGAAGTTTAATTCGTTATCTAGTAAGACACAAACATACCTCACCTCTTGAGATGGTAGAAGTTAAATTCCATCTCAAGCTTCCTATATTTGTGATGAGGCAATTGGTGCGACATAGAACAGCATCCCTCAATGAGTATTCAGGTAGATATTCTATAATGTCAGATGATTGTTATGAACCAAGTGAGGAGTATATACAACCACAATCTAAATTTAATAATCAGGGTAGAGATGGTGAGATGCCCGATACTTGGAAAAGTAGATATGCACAAACTATTAATGAGATTACCTATAAATGTCAAGTTGCTTATAAGAATTTAATTGGTACTGGTTCAGTATCACATGGTGGATTAGCAAGAGAGTTGGCTCGTATCGTTTTACCAGTTTCAAACTATACAGAATGTTACTGGAAGATGGACTTGCACAACTTTTTTCATTTTTGTGAGTTGAGAATGGATGATCATGCACAACAAGAGATACAAGATTATGCAAAGGTGATGTATGAATTGGTGAAACCTCATGTTCCAATAGCTGCTGAAGCCTTTGAAGATTACTCCCTAAATAGTATATCATTGAGTAGAATGGAAATGGATGCTCTGCATTATGCAATTAAATGTCATCCTGATTTCAGATTTTTTATGAGGCAACTTGACCAATCAGAGGATGTTGAATTTGATATGACAAAACGAGAATGGAAGGAATTAAAGGAGAAAATTGTAAAATGAAATTGCCAACAACTTATCAACAATTCATACATCAAAGCAGATATGCTAGATGGTTGGAGGATAAACATAGACGAGAATCATGGGAAGAAACAGTAAAGAGATACTTTGATTTTTTTGAAAAACATTTAAAAGGTAAGCCGTCTGTTAAAAAAGAAAGAAAAGAACTAGAAAAAGCTGTATTGAATTTAGAGATTATGCCATCTATGAGAGCATTGATGACTGCTGGTGATGCTCTCTATAGAGATAATGTTGCAGGATATAATTGTGCTTATCTGGCAGTTAATGCTAAACGAGCATTTGATGAATGTCTATTTATTTTGATGTGTGGAACTGGTGTTGGATTTTCTGTAGAGCGTAGAGAGGTTGAGAAACTTCCATCGGTGACTGATGAGATGTTTGATACAGATACAACTATTCATGTTGCTGATTCTAAGATTGGTTGGGCAAAGGCATATAAAGAATTAATATCAATGTTATATTGTGGTCAAATCCCCAAGTGGGATATGTCAAAGATTCGTAAAGCTGGTGAACGATTAAAAACTTTTGGTGGTAGAGCATCAGGACCTAATCCATTGGATAATCTTTTTCGTTTCACAATAGATACATTTAAAGGTGCAAGAGGTAGAAAACTTAATTCTATTGAGTGTCATGATTTAATGTGTAAGATTGCAGAGATAGTTGTGGTTGGTGGTGTTCGTAGGTCTGCTTTAATTTCTCTTTCTAATCTTACAGATGAACGAATGAGAAAAGCAAAGTCTGGACAATGGTGGATGGATAATACGCAACGAGCTTTGTCGAATAATTCCGTTGTCTATACAGAAACACCAGATGTAAATATATTTCTAAAAGAATGGATGTCGTTAATAGAATCCAAATCGGGGGAACGTGGAATCTTTAATCGCATGGCTGCAAAAAAACAAGTCGAGAAACTTGGTGATCGCAGAGATCCTAATTATAGTTTTGGTACTAACCCTTGCTCAGAGATTATATTGAGAGATGCAGAGTTTTGTAATTTGACTGAGGTGGTTATTAGACCAGATGATAAACCAGAGACTCTTAGAGAGAAAGTTCGTCTTGCAACGATACTTGGAACATGGCAAGCTACATTAACAAATTTTCGTTACTTGTCTAAAGAGTGGAAAAAGAATTGTGATGAAGAAGCATTACTTGGTGTATCATTAACTGGTATTATGGATAATGCATATACTAATGGTACTTATTATGGTAAGGATAAAGGAACTTCAGGATTGCCGATGCTCTTAAAAGAATTAAAAGAACTTGCAGTAGCTACTAACAAGTTTCATGCAAAGCAACTTGGTATTAATCCATCAGCTGCGATTACGTGTGTCAAACCATCCGGTACTGTTTCACAGTTAGTTGATGCTGCGTCTGGTATTCATACAAGACATGCACCATATTATATTAGAACTGTAAGAGGAGATAAGAAGGATCCTCTTTGTCAGTTTATGGTAGAAAAAGGTATTCCACATGAATCTGATGTAACTAAACCAGAACATACATGGGTATTTTCATTTCCAATTAAAACAGCAAAGTGGGCAATTTGTCGAAATGATAAGACAGCTATTCAACAGTTAGAGTTTTGGAAGATATATCAAGAATATTGGTGTGAACATAAACCATCAGTTACAATTACTGTTAAAGAAGATGAATGGATTGAAGTAGGGGCATGGACATTTAAGAATTTTGATTGTGTTTCTGGTATTTCATTTTTGCCTTATTCAGATCATTCATACAAACAAGCTCCTTATCAAGAAGTTTCTGAGGTAGAATATAAAGCGATGATAAAGGATATGCCTAAAGAAATTGATTGGATTGAGTTGTCAAAATACGAACAAGAAGATCATACAAGGAGCTCACAAGAATATGCTTGTAGTGGTGACAAGTGTGAAATTGTAGACTTGCAATCGGAGAACTAATATGGATGAAGAGTATGAAACAAGATTTTTTTGTGATGTATGCGACCATAATTTTTGCATGGAGGTAGAGGAAGATATGCCAGAACCTAAATTTTGCATATTTTGTGGTTCACCTGTTAATTTGAGAGAGGGGTGGGATGGTGAAGATGAACTTCCTTTTGAAATATGAGTAATAAATCTAAAAATAAGGGAAAGAGTTGGGAAAGGAAAGTTTGTTTATTTCTTTCTGATTTATATGAAGAATCATTTATAAGAGTTCCGAATAGTGGTGCTTTTGTTGGTGGGCAGAATGAAATAAGAAAAGCTAATCTTTCTACAGAACAAATTAAGCTAATGCGTGGTGATATTATTCCACCTGAATATTATCCCCATTGTCTTATTGAATGTAAAAATTATGCTCAGTTTCCTTTTCATTTATTAGGTCATAAAACCATACCACTTCTTGATGGTTGGATAGAACAGGTAGAACACGAAACAACATCAGATAATGATGTTTGGTTATTATTTATTAAAGTAACTAGAAAAGGGCAGTATGTTCTTTATAGTACTGAGTTTTTACATCCGTTAAAACTTGGTGTGGCATATAAAAGATATTGGTTTTGTGAAATGGATTATTTTTTTAAGATGTATAAAGATGATATGAAAATAAGATGGAAAGGCCTCTATGGCAGACAAACCGAAGAAAATTAATATAGCATTTAATGGTTTTGGTAGAATTGGTAGAAATCTGGTTCGTAAATTAATATCAGATGACCGATATAATATTGTAGCTATTAATGCAAGAACAACTGTTAATGTTCGAGCTCATTTATTTAAGTATGATTCAGTTCATGGAATGTTTAATGGTGATGTTTCATTTGAATTGGATAACTTGATTATTGATGGTCATACAATTCCAAACTTTTCTAGAAAAATGCCAGCTAGGTTGCCTTGGAAAGAATTGGAAGTAGATTTTGTTATTGATTCAACTGGTAAGTTTACAAACAAACATGATCTTGAACAACATATAGAAGCTGGTGCAAAGAATGTTATAGTGACATCACCAGCAAAAGATGTTGATGCAACATT